GATTCCGGTTTTTCCGTCACCGGATAAAGTAATCTCAACGCCTGATAGATAACTATCTTGCGCGAGGTTATTGATTTCTATATCACCCGCCATTGCGACCTCGACCTCTTTCCCGATTGCGTCCATCGTGTCGTCAATATTTGACGATGCGCTGGCGTAGCCTTCGATGATCAAAGTCAGATCGCGACTCACGTTTCGAGTCCCGCCCATCGATTGAATGCCGACTGATTCCTCTTGCGTATAGACGCAAAGCCCAGGAAGTCCCGCGGATTCCATCGGATAGATGCGCGACTGAAATACGTTGGATCCGGTCGTCGATAATCCCGTCAACGTCGTTGCGACTCGTTCGCGAATTTGCCGTCGTAAGTGATTCGCCATTTAAGTTCTAAGTCTTAAATTCGTCATTCCTTCGCCGTCGGGTTGGACTTCCACGATCGTGTAAGTCGTACCTGAAATCGCGAGCGTATCGCTTTGTACCACGTTCGGAACGTCAGACGTTCTGACGATAGCGACGGGGGTCGAGGTTTCCACCCCGACCTCCCCGCCAACGTCTTCGAGCGAATATTCATTTCTCAAAAGCGCGCTAATGGTCGAAGACGATCCCGCGGAAACGTCCGTGAAAGTCGCGTCCGTCACGCCGAAATCCGCAAGGAATTCCAGGCGCATTGCATCATCTTCGACTGCCATTATTCGCTTTTGCGCTTTTTGGTTTTGGTTTCAGACTTTTCCAAACCGACTGATCGATTTGAATCCGCCTTCACCGCTTTTTTCATTGCGAGCAAAGCGTTCGCGTCCTCTTCAGCCAGATCGTGAATTGATCCGGCTTCGAGGTGCTGACCCTTCACCGCGCAATCGTTTACGATTACGACTTTCATCAGGTCGTCATGTCGAGACAAGCGGCGAAAGACTGAGCGTGGCGAACGGCGATGTCAATCTCTTGATGAACGACGATTCGAACGCTTCCGCTTGCGCTGTTTGTGTAAGGATCAACCAAAACGTCAGGACCGCCACCGAAAACGCCCATCATAAGCTGAGAGAAATCGCCAAAGATCATTGCGGAACAAACGCCGCTTGAAGTCCCTTTGGTAAGGTCGGAAGGTACGTTGGTTGATACTCCAAGACGATATCCATAAATTGAATCGTATGGATCATTGAGGATCATGTGCGAATCGGTTGAAGCGACGCGCACGGTGTTTGCCATCTTGGACTTGGCTTTCGGATTTGTAATAAATCCGAGAGTCGCCGCATTTAAAGCCGCGTTATCGACCTCGACCTCTTTAACTAGGTCGGTGACCATCGCCCATGTTGGAGCGCCGCCGTTGGTTCCAATCGCAACACTTCCGATTCCGCTGGTCTGAGTGATCCCTGTCGGCTCATTGGATGCGCCACCCTCAATCGCTACGTCCTCGATCTTATTCGCTACCGCGTTTAAAAGGTCATCGCGAACGATTTGCTCGATGGAAGGATCGGACTCAAGCAAGAGCAACCGAGAAACATCGGTTCGCGCTCCGAGGGTTCGACCTACCATTGTGATCTGCGCAGTCGTTTGCGTCTGATCGGCTACGTCTCCAGACTCCGCAACGAACGCAGCAGAAGCGCCAGCGCTAATTTTCGGAATTTGGACTTTCGTATTCAATCCGCTCATAATCCGCATTCCCATATCGGAAAGAATCAGGCGAGCGCGGAGCGCTTCGACGAACTCGTTTGCAAGTTGAACGGAAGGCGCGAAGAATCCACCGGAAGCGTTTGTTCCAACGGTCAATTCACGCTTTTGATCGATGCCGTAATCTCTCCAAGCGAAGTCGGGAACATAGAATCCCTGCGGTTGCTTTCCGCGCTTGTTGGCGACTTCTTGGCTCATTTCGGCCTCGAATCCAGCGCCAGACCAATCGCCACGGGATGCGGCGTTTAAAGCTCGCAGGAAAGAATAGTTCCGCTTTTCTTCGACGGGTTTCATAACCGGTTCGGCGGCGCTATCAAGCGGCTTGCTTTCGATTTGCTCAAGTAGAATTCCGCGGAACTCTTCCAGGCTTGTATTTCGCCCGATTGCTTCCTCGCCTAAATCGCGCTTATTGTGGCGAGCGGCAAGTGCTAAGATTTCTTTATTTGTCTTTGCGCGTTCGGCAAGTGCCTTTTCATGAACGGCGCGAAGCTTTGATTCATCAATTGAATCTCCGCCTTCGTAATTATTGATTTTTTCGATTGCGTCCATCTTTGTTACATCCTGTTTTGATGGTTCTTCAATTACTTTCGCCCCTCGATTCACTCCGACGCTAGTATCGGCGGGAACCGAAACGACTGATATTTCCATGATCCGCGTTGCTACGCGGTAAACTGAACGCCCCTCGATTCGCTCGTCTTGTTCTTCCATCGACTTGATCGAATAACCAATCGAGATGTTTGAGAGGATACCGTTACGGATTTGCTCAAGCGTTTCGCGTTGCAATTGAGTTGACGTACCCAATCGGATTACGGCTCGACTTTTCAGGTCGCCGTCGCGTTTAACGCTTTCAACAACTCCAAGAACTCGCTCCGCATCGTGCATGAAAAGCACGGGAGCGCGACCGGATTCCAAGAAAGTTGTATCCATTCTTTCCTGGTCTATTATTTCGTAACCAAATTCGCGCAAAACGGGTTCCTCGCTTACAAAAGCGACGTTGAAACGCGTTTTGTCTTTGTCATCTTTTCGAAGTCGAACGGAACGATAGAACGTCGCATTAATTCCGCGTTCTTCCTCTTCGTCTTCGTTATAAGCGTTTTGTTCATCGGTTTCGCCCATGTTGCCCTTGGCGAATTCGATAATTACCGAGTCGTCGGTTTCTTCATAACCGATAACGTGTCGTTTCTGTTCAGTTTCCATTTTCGATCTCTATTTCAACTAATTGATCAACTTTCCGGTTTGAAAATGTTACCCCTGGATTGCCCCCCCAAAGCAAATGCGCGATTAGACCCGCACCAGGATATCCATCGGCGTCGGGATCGTAGTTTTTTGGCGCTTCCAAATCGACGGCGTGCCTTGCGAAAAAAGATTTCATTCTTTTAACAACGTCAGGAGAAAGCTCTTGCCGTTTTACTAATTGATTTGCACGCCTTACTCCGACCAGCGTTCCGCCGCGTCCGTATTCCTTGCGCCACTTCAAACCCTTTTCCGCCGCTTCCGCCATTCCTTTTGTTGGCGTCAAATCGATTTCAACGCCTTTATAAATCATCGCTTTCGACTGACGGCGTTGCTGGTCCCTTCGGCCCCAGCGGTAAAAGATTCATTTCAACGCCGAATTTATCGGCGAGTTGTAAATCAGCCTGAATTTGTGAGAAAACTGCTTCCGCATCGCGTCCGAAATGCGCCTGGACATCGCTCGGCGAATATATCCCGTTTTGCAGTCCATCAATCCAAGCGCGTATCTCTTTTTGCGGATCGATTGGAGAAAAGCCCCGCCCCTTGAAATGGGCGGCGCTTGCGAACTTTTCGAAACGATTATCGGGAAACGGAAGAACGCCTTTGGCGATTCCGATTGATAACCACTCGCGGAAAATCGGTTCGGCGAAATGCTGAATCAGAAATTTTTGTAATGCTTTGAAGTGATCGCGCTCCTCGGTTGCGCCTTGTCGAATTGAGGAATAGCTTACGCCTTCGAGATTATTGGAAAGCGATACATACGAGATTCCAAGACCCGAAGCGATAGCTCGCAAAACCGCTTTGTGAAAATCTCCAAACGCGGTCATTGGATGATCTGGCGACCACGGTTGAATTTCGACTCCAGGTTTTAGTTGCGTAATCGATCCAGGTTCAACGTCCATGATCGGCGCAAGGTCCGCGAAGTCGTCGCCGTCATACGCTTGTCCATCGGGCGAGCTAAGAAATAGCGACTTCGAAGCCGCCAAGCGTGCCGCGATCAACTCGGCTTGCAAATAGCCGTTTAACATATGTTGCGATTCCATCACGGGCGCAAAGTGCGTTACGCCCCGCGTTTGTTGGCTCCGCTCGGTCGTATAGATATGAATAATTTCTTCCGCAGGAACGCGCACGCGACCCGCTTTACGATAGCCATAGCCGAGATCGTCGAACGGGTGACTCGGACCGTTGAACATATGATAAGCAATCGGGCGATTGAAATTATTGATTTCAACGCCCATGATGATCCGATTTCCCGTATTTTTTTCGCTAGTGTTATATTCTTCATCGAGAAAATCGGGTTCGATTAATTGAATCGCGTAACCGTAATCGTTATCAGCGTTTCGAATATGCTTGACCAAAACCTCGCCGTCGCGGATCAGTCCATCGATGATCAAGTTTTGTAAATCGATCCAAGAATACTTTCCCGTAACATCGCAAACCCCTGCGCGGCCCCATTCGCGCCAGCGACTTTCGATTATGTCGTTTCCTTGCTGATCGAGTTCGCCGAGGATCTCGTTTGGACGCGGAAGATTTCGCGCCTTGCTTTGAAAGTGCAAACCGTTCTCTCCGACGATATTCGTTCGGAATATTTGGAGCGCCCTTTGCGCGTATGGTTCATTCCGACATAACTCGCGAGCGCGGTCGCGTAGTGCGCGAAGCGACGAACGGATTTCCTTGTCGGCGCTTGACGAAGGCGAGAGAAAATCCGCCAAAAGCCTTGAAGCTTTGGCGGCTTGATACGACCGTGCGAAAAT